CCTCAAAGGAGGATTCGTCGTCTCCTGGTGGGAGGATGGAAAGCGGCGACGTTATCGTCTTGACGCACAGTCGAGAAAAGAAGCCGAGGCAAGCGCTCTCGACGTGATCCGCCGCGAGACGGTGAAGGCGCAGGCGCCCATCGTCCGCACCCTATGGTCGCTCTATCGGAAAGAAAAGGACGGGCGTCGAGGGCCAACTGTTCCGGCTCACCCGAACGCCAGCCACAGCGCCATGAACAGGCTGATCCCGATCAGAGCGCCGAAGATGATGGCAAGGTGCCAGCCGGTCATAGGCGCTCCATGCAGAGGGTGACGACGCCGCGGGCCTTGGTGCCGAGCCTTTCGGCAACGGCGGCGCTGAGGTCGAGGGTGCGGCCGGCGACATAGGGGCCGCGATCTTCCACGGGGACGACGACGGAGCGCCCTCGGTAGGTCAGGCGAAGCTTGGTGCCAAAGGGCAGGCTCTTGTGCGCCACGAGCCACTGGCGGCCATTGAAGGCCATGCCCGAGGCCGTGCGGTTGCCGGATTCCGCACCATACCACGACGCGCGCACCATATCGCACCCTGCGGCCTGCGCCGGTACAGCGTGGAACACGAACCAGCCCGCCAATCCGAGGATCAGCAGCGTGCCGGCAAGCTGGGCGAGGACGTAGCGGATCATGGCTTGTTCACCCAGAACGGGAGAAACTTGGCGACGACGCCGCCAACCGCTGCCGCGAAGCCGGATATGCCGACGACTGTTTTCCAGCTCCCACGCGCTGCGATCATCATGTCTCGCAGTTCGTTGAGGATGACGGATTGCGCCTTGGTGTCGGCTTCGAGCCGGGTCAACCTGGTGCTGAGGTTTTCAAGTTCGCGCTGTTCCGAGGGGGCCACTTAAATGTCCCTCAATTGGTTACGTGCTGAAATCGGCATAGGCCGTGCTCCTGTTATGCTCAGGGGTGCGGTTTAGGCCGGTCCGGGTGACGCAATCGCCGGGGCCGGCCGCTTGGCGTCACTTGCCCATCGGCGTGATGGTCTTCGGGCGGTTGGAGTAGATCGACCACACGGCGCCGCCGATGGTGACGATGGCGCCGATGAGCTGCGTGGCGGTCGCCTGGTCGACGATGCCCTTGCCGACGAGGTAGCCGCCGATAGCGGTCAGGATGGCGCGAAGGGTTCCGGTGATCTGGTCTGCGGTCATGGTCTTTCCTTTCAAAATTGAAGAGATTGGCCCGATTAGGCCGATGATGGTCAGGATGTCTAAGCCTCCGGCTCTCGCGATACCGGCGACCACAGGGCTCTGAATTGTGAGAAGCCCAAGTTCGCGCTCTAGGTCCGTATCCACGACGGGTTCGCCCGGATGATCCAACCCAAATTCTGAGCGTGCTCTTACGATGGCGTCGATCGACAATGGCCCGAGGTCACCATCGATTGCGCCAGCATAAAATCCTTTAGTGGCAAGGGCGGCCTGGAGCCGTTTCCGCTTAGCCAGAGTATCGATGTAGCTCATGCTTCTAGACTCTTGTTTTTGCGTCCCATCGGCCTACATCCTTTCAACGAAAGGTAAGGAGGCTTGGAATGCCGAAGAAGCGTCCGCTCGCGGAGCGATTCTGGGAGAAGGTCGACCGGGGCAACCCACATGATTGTTGGCCATGGATTGCCGCAAAAGATGGATACGGCTACGGGATGATCGGTGTTGGCGCCCATGGCACGAGACGTGCTCACGTTGTTTCTTTTGAGATACCCAATGGCGCGGTTCCGCACGGATTTATGGTTCGCCACTCGTGCGACAACCCTCAATGCGTGAACCCTGCGCATCTTCTTATCGGGCGTCCCATCGACAATTCTGCCGACATGGTGGCGAGGTCTCGGCAACGGTCTGGAAAAGCAAAACTCACGCTGGCGCAGGTTGATGAAATCTGCGCGTCCGCACTGTCCACGCGAGAAATCGCTGCGAAGTACGGCATCAGTAAAACGAGGGCGTGGTCCCTGCGAGCCGGCATTAAGCTGCCAAAGGTCGGCCTCATTTAGCCTGTCGAGGTAGGCCATGTCACGCGCCCCCGATGGCGCTGAGAAACACGTCCGCATAGCCTGCGATCTTCTCGGCCCGGTCCATGCCGTTGATCACCCGGCGCATTTCGCGGAAGGTACGGAAGTCGCCCAGCGTCTTGCCGGTGAACCAGCCCTCAAGGCAGCCGGTCACGAGCACGCGGGCGGAAATGTCGGGATCGAGCGCAAGGTCGTAGTCGGCAGCCAGCTTTCCGCCGAGGCCGAGTTCCTGATCGGCCTTGAGGTAGTTTTCGCGCCAGGTCAGTTGGACGAGACCCCGGCCATAGGGTGCCTTCCCCGACACGTCGATGTGTCCGTAGGGATGCTTCTTGCCGAGCCCGTATTCGCGGATCGGCGCCATGGTGCGGTCGGTCTCGTGCAGCGCAGTGGCGAGTAAATAGGCGAGGTGGCGCTTGTCCCCGTCGCCGTGGGCGTTGAACGCCGCGAGGATGCGGTTGATGCCGTCAACCTGGAGCTGGCTCATGTGGCCGGCGAACAGCGGGCGCACCTTGGCGAAGTCGAGCGAAAGCGCCGCCCCGCGCGGGGTGGTTGCGTCCATGGTGGTTCTCCGGATGTGTGAGAAAGCTAGAGGCCCGCCAAAGCGAGCCTCTCACTTACTGATGGGCTATCAGGGGGTCGGGAGCGGCGGCGTGGTGCCGGAGCCGGGGCCGGCGGAGAAGATCGCGGTGCAATAGCCGCCGTCGCGATACCACTTGGAATGCGCGGCCTTGGTCGAGTCCTTGGCGCAAATGGGCGGGATATTCGCCCAGTCGAAGGCGACAGCCGGGGCGGCTGCGGCCGACATGGCGGCGACGGCGATGAGTACGGCATAGATGGTCTTCATTGAGATTGTCCTTTTGCTTTGGGGGGTTGCGTTGTCGTGCACCGACACTGGTATTGGCCGTGCTAGTTGCGGCCGACGCGGAAGCAGCCTAGTGTCCGCGCGTTTTCAGAATGACTGTTTCGAGGGATAGATGAGCACAGCACCCGTCAGCGTGCAGGTTCACCTGGTCAGCCAGATCGTGGGATCGAACGCCGACTGGAGCGGCGATAATTGCGTGCTCTTCCTAGAGTTTGCCGACGGCGCCAAGCGAACGATCGCCATCCCGAAGAAGCTAATCCCGCACCTCGTTCTCCACGTCACCCGCGCCCATCAGGGGCCGTTCAAGATGAACGCGAACGACAAAAAGGTGCTGACCACCCTCTTGCAGAAAAAGCTCTAGCGCAGCGCCTCGGGGATCGCCTGCGCGAGTTCCTCTGGCGTCGCGGCGGCCTCGATCGAGGCGTCATCTGTCGCGTCGCGCAGCGCCTTCTTCTTGGCGGCGATGGTCTTCTTCAGCTTCGTGTCGCCGGTCTCGTCGGCCCGCTGGTAGTCGATATCGAGGGCCGCCAGCAGCGGCGCCCGTTTCTCGCGCAGGCGCGCCCTGTGGATCTCGCGCGCCTTCGGCATGTCGACGCCGAACCCGTTCTCGGCATCGTGCCGCCAAGCATTGCGGAACGTGCGATCGGCGGGAATGTCGCCCGCCTCGATCCGTTTCCATCCGGTGGAGACATCCTTGAGTGAAACGCCTTGCTCCCAAGTGGTACGGCCGAGTTCGCGCTCGATGTCGTCGTCGGTGACGTCCTTGATCCAGAGGCCATCGACTTCGCGGAAGCCTGCTGCTGCAGCGGCCTCGGGATCGAAGCACTTCAGGGGCGCCATATCGATGATGCTCATGACCGAGACACCATCGTCGATCCGGGAAACGGCGATGTGGATTTCGTGCAGGTCGTTGCGCATTCTACTGATCTCCGAACCCAGCAGCGTTGTAGTTAGTCGTGGGATCGGCCTTGTTCCCCGCGCCATCGTAACACCCGAGCCTGATCGAGCCTGCCGCCTTGCTGATGACGAACGCGCCCGTCCTCGCTGAGCTGTTGCTTGCGCCCACGGCGTCCTGAAACCCGTTGGGCGCACAAGCGAGTATCCAATCGGACGATGAGAAGTCCGTCGCGATCGTGAAAGTGATGTCACCGGCGCCAGTGTCCGTTCGCGATGTCAGGTTGTAATTGACGCCGAGCGTGCCGGCGCCGGTTGCCGAGGCGAAGAACTTGGCGACCCCTGGGTGCCAGTTTGTGTTGCCCGGCGTCCCGAACACGATTCCAGATGAGGCGGCCTCCATGTCCGACTGGCTGGCCGCCAGCAGCGACACGTCCACCTTGACGTTGCCGCCCGACTGTTCGGCCGCGAACTGGAGGCTGCCGGTCGTGGTCGCCGCCGTCAGTGCCGAGATTTTGGTGTCGACCATTGGTTACTCCAGCAGCAGTTTCGACGTGCCGTCCTCAAGCAGGATCAGGCTGCCGTCTTCCATGAGGATGCGATTGCTCGCCGTCGATTTCGTGAGCGTGGCGTCGGTTCCGGTGAGAGCGAACGAACCCGCGCCGGCGACGAGACGCCTACCGCGCAGCAGCCCGGCGGTCTGGCCGGTGAGAGCGAACGCCCCAGCCCCCGCCACGACTTTCTTGCTCCAAAGCAGCGTTGCCGCCGTCCCGGTGAGCGCGAAGCTGCCGGCACCAGCGACCAGCCACTTGCCCTTCAGCAGCGCCGCCGCCGTGCCCGTGAGGGCGAACGATCCGGCCGCAGCCGACAACCGCCGATTACGCAGCAGGGCGGCCGTCTGTCCGGTCAGTGCGAAGGTGCCGGTGCCAGCGACCAGCGTCTTGATCTTGCGCAGCGTGGCTGCGGTGCCCGTGAGGGAAAAGCTGCCGCTTCCGGCCGCCAGCGCCCGCGCTCGCTTCAACACGGCCGCAGTACCGGTCAAAGCATAGGAGCCAGCCCCGGCCGTCAGCATGAACGCCGAACCGACGCGCATCGACACGGCAGAGCCGGTGAGCGCGAAACTGCCGGCGAGCACGCGCAGCCGCTTGCTGCGGAACTGCACCCGCCCGATCATCGCAAAGCCGGACAGGACTCCCCTGCTGAGATGACGGCGCACTGATCACCTGATTTCCCAGAAGGGCCGCTCTTCCATCGGCGCGTTCGGGCCGCTGCCCGGCGAACCGCCGACGCAGAACCGGCGATGCTTTCGCCCGCATGTGCAGGTGAAGACGTAAATGTCGGGCACGCCGCGGTCGCGGTCGCCCTCGCTCGAATACCAGGCCTCGAGCATGTGGTTCTCGGGGTGCCGGCAGCAGGAGGCGATCTCCTGGTTGTGCTCGAGCGCCTCGATATACTTCGTCGGGATCAGGCCGCCGAGCTTTGCGACCGGGTGCGGCGGACAGGCAAGGTACTGCATGGATCAGGCCGCCGTGAAGAGGGAAGCGCCGAAGTCGAGCGTGAAGCTCTCGCCGTCCGCCACCGTGAAGGTCGCACCATAGTCGTAGGAGCAGAGCAGGTTATCGCTCGCCGAGGTGTCGTCGTAGATCGACACATAGCGACCGGTGGTCGAGGCGCCGAGGTTGCCGCCCGAGGCCGTCCAGGTGACATCGGTCGCCGTCGCGGTGACGGTGCCGCCCGAGCGCGTCGAGTTGTAGCTGATGCTCGACCCGCCCGTCGTGTAGCCGTTCGATCCGCCGATCTGCGTCAGGTCGGCGAGACCGTTGTCGGTCGCGACCACCGGCGCGTCAGTGTGGATCACTGCCTTCCATGTATCGGTCGAGCCGAAGGCGTCGATCAGCTTGTTGAGCAGGTTTTCAATGAAGGTCTCGTATTTCGTGAACGTCGCCACTGGAGCGTCCTTTCAGTTGGGAGTGAGGTTAGCCGTAGACGGCACCGCGAATGCCGCTCTGGGTGATGCTGCCGCCGTTGTCGCCGTACCAGGTGACGGTGCCACCGGTGACGCTCGCCCATTCCAGCCAGACCAGGCGGTGGCGCCCGGCGCCGCAATAGCCCTCGAAGTTGGCCGAGCAGTACGCCGCGCCGCCCGACGCGCCGGAGATAGGCTGGCCATTGCCATTGGACAGCGAATCCGTCGCCTTTGCCGATGTGGAGTCGAGCCCGATTGCGGCGACTGCCTGCGGGTTGTTTGTGCCGGTCAGGTCGGCGTGGGCCATGACATCGGCGCGCACGGTTGTCCGATCGCGGCCCTGCACGAAGTCGAGCTGGTTAGCCGAGCTTGCGCGCGCCTGCCGCAGGGTCGACGTCGAGTATGACCATGTGTTGGTGGTGTCCTTGACGATCATCGGGCGCCAGACCGGATTGTATTCGTTCCAGACGAAGCGCTTCGCCTTGCTGTCCTCGCACTGGCCCGTCGCCGAGGTGTAGATCGTGCCGAGGTATCGCCGAGTCGCATCGCCGGACTTGACGTAGATGCCGTCCTGCAGGGCGAGGGCCGTGGCCCGCGTGGTGTCGTCGGTCCACACGAGGCTTTCGAGCGCCAGCACGCCAGAATCGTCATAGCCGAAGATGTCGTAGGGCTTGGCGGCGGTGTATCCGGAAAGGCTCAGCGACTTCTCGGTGAAGGTGCGCATCGCCCATCCGCCAGAGATGTAGAGCGCGATGTTGTTGCCGCCCGTCGGCGTGAAGTAGAGCGTCGCCTTGGCGGTCTGGTCGGTCGTCGACACCGCGACGCCGCTTTCCAGCGTCAAGCGGCCCTGGCACGTCGCCTGATAGGGCCATGGCGCCCGCCAGTCGCCCGTCGCATCGAACCAGGTGAGCGAGGTGTCCGTCGCCTTGTTGAACACGATCGCGCCGTCATAGGCGTCGAGGAACGACCAGCTCACCCCGTCGAGCGTGTAGGCGACATCGTTGCTGTGCCCCACCCACGCGCCCGAGGGCGAGGTGCCCACGAGGTAGTAGAGCCCCACCGTCAGCGAGGGCGGCGCGTTCTGTTGCGCCTCGACCGAAAGCCCGCCCCACATCAGGGTCAGCTCGGGCGTGACCGCACTGACCGAAAGCGCCGTCGCCATCGATCCCCAGGTGCCGGCCGCAGAATACTGGATGTTGAGCCCGGTCGCTTCGTTGAGCAGCGCGCAGCCCGGCTTGGGCTGGGCGAACACCCACCCGCGCTTCGTGTAGAGCGCGATGTCCTTGGCGTGGCCGACCCATGCCCCGGTCGGCACCGTGCCCACCACGTAGGCATCGGCCACTGTCGGCGAAACCGGCGGGGTGTTGGTCTGGTCCAGCACCGACGAGATCGCGATCGCCGAGGCGTCCGCCAGAATGTAGCGGCGCCCGTCCGCGCTGACGAGGCAGGTGAGCCCGTCGTCGGCCGTCGTCGTGTCGGTCGCATCGTAGAAATAGACATACCCGGTCGAGGCCGCGCAGAGCGCCAGCGGCACTTCACCGGTCGAGAAGTCGAAGTCGCTGAGGCTTTCCGTCGGCCCCAGCGTCCACACCATGCGCTTGATCAGCGCCTCGAGGGTGATCGCGTCGAGCTTGGTCGTCGCGGAAGTGTTGGCGACGCGAATAGGGTGCGCAGTGCTCATCTAGGCCGCGTCCTCGAATGCAGTTTCAAAGCTGTCCGACCAGCCGTCGACAGTGTCGGGGTCATAGCCCGCCATCGACAGGTTGACGGTGAAGTCCTGGGCGATCTCGATCGACGAGATTTTGTAGAGCCCGTTGATCTGCTGGTAGTTGCGCAGCCACACCCGCACGATGTCGCCCGCCTCGAGCAGTTGCCCGCTCGGCTTTCCCGGTGCGATCAGCACCGACATGCCGAAGCTGCCGCTGAACGTCCGCCCGACGCGGTTTTCCTTGATCGTCGCGTAGCCCAGCCGCTGCGCCTGCGCTGGGCTGTCCCCGAAGCGCAAGGAAAGCCGCTGCGGCAGCGTCTGCCCATCGGCCGCGATCAGCGCTGCATCTTCGTAGAACGTCTCGGCCGACTGGTTGAACTTGGTCGCCGGCGCAAACTGCACTTCCGCCCGGTTGATGGCCGCCCGCGTGTCCGGCTCGTTGGTGTAGCTGATCGGCCCGACGATCAGATCCTGATGGATCGTCGCCACCGGCTCTTCGTCGCGGTCGGCATGGATCGAGTAGGTGCCGAAGGCGCGGCGCACCAGCGCCCGGTTCTGCAGCGTCATGCCGCTCAGCACGCCGTCATTGGCCTCGCTGCCCAGCACCAGCCCGTCGACCCGGCCCCGCCGCTCACGGCCCGCCAGCGTCGTCATCCAGCGGTCGTCGACATCGGCGCTCGCCCTCACGCTGTCCCATTCGATCTCGTCGGGGTCGATGCCGAACCCCATGTCCGAGGTCAGCCAGTCCGCCTGGCACAGAGTGGCGTTGTCGGTGTAGCGCCAGGTCGTCGCATCGCTCGCGCTCTGGTTGTTGTCGCGCGGGTCGTAGACCTTCACCCCGCGCAGCTTGAACTTGAGGTCGGGGATGCCCGCCGCACCCCAGAGCTGAGTGTGTGCATTGGCATCGGCGCCGAAGCTCATCTTCACCACCGCGGTCGCGACGCCCCGCTGCCGGAAGTCGGCCCATTTGCTGACGCGCGCCGCATCGTCCGGATAGAAGTCGTCGGGCGGGCTCGGCCACAGCGCCGCGATGATCGAGTCCTGCGCCTGCGAAGCCGTCCCGCTGCGGAAGCTGACCTTCAGGAAATTCCCCGAAGCATTGTACCAGGGCGCCACCTGCGGGTTGCCGTTCACGTCGAGCGGGCATTCGACGCCGTTGATGATGATGGCGTCGAGCCCGTCGCATTCCCCATCGCTGAGCGCATAGCCCTTGACGAAGATGTCGAGCGTGCCGGTGCCGGCGATGGTCTTCTGGAAGAACACGCCGCCCGAAACGACGATGCTCCCATAGGCCCGGCGCCGCTCGAGCAGGCCGGACAATTCCTCGATCTGCACGCCCGGCTGGTCCTGCCGCTGGCTGCGTCCCTGCCGCTGCCCGCCGCCCGACAGCAGATAGCCGATGCCGTAGCTGGCCGCCGTGAGCGCAAGGCCCGCGACGATGCCCACCACCGCCTGCCCGACGACGCCGATAGAGGCGTACCACGCGGCCGCGCCGGCGATCGTCGCCGAGATCGGGTCCGCATGCGCAGTCCCGGCCGTGCCGAGCAGCAGCAGTGCCGCGAGCGAAATCCTACGCAACCGCGATCTCCCAGATGCGCGGCGGCGGATCGCGAAGGATCGTCGCCGCCCCGAAATAGCTGACCAGCCAGCCGCGCCAACCGTCGAAGATGGCCGGGATGCCGATGCTCGGATCATCCGGCGCCGGATAGACGCCGATCATCACCGCGCCCTGCCGCGGCCCGTCGCAGGCCGTCCAGCCGTCGCGCTTCGCCACGGCATCCAATGCCCGCTCCACCGCCGTTGCGCCCTCGCCGGCCACCGCCAGCCTCGCCAGCTCGTGCCGCGCCGTCGGCTCGTCCCATGCGATGCCGCGCCAGCTCTCGGCCGGGTCGCGCCCGGTCGCCACGACGAGATAGTCCGCTGTCCAAATCAGGCAGGGATGCGACCAGTCGAGCCCGCTGGCCGCGCGAGCGAAGGCCTCGTCGAAAGGTGACATTTGCTAATCACCGAGGCCGCGGATAGACTGACATCCGATTGCGAGTATGCCGGTAGTCAGGTCGTCCGGTGAGCTCTCCGCAAGGAGAACCAGTAAAATGGCTCGTGCAGCTAAGGTAGGCACTCGCAGGTTCGAACCCTGCCCCGCAATCATCTATGGCCGCCAGTCCACCGCGCGCCCGCTGAGCGCGATCGGCGAGTTGTAGAAAAACCCGGTGTCGCTCCGGTCGGCGAGCCACTTCTCGTGGCTGTATTTGTCGCCCTTGACGCGCCCGAGGAACGGCAGCGCTTCATAGGCCTTGAGCGTCAGGCTCACGGTGTCGTCGGCGCCGCGGTCAAAGGTGAGCGTGTCCTGCACGAATTCGGTGACGAGCAGCGGATCGGGGATCACCTGCCCGGCGTCGTTGATCATCGCCAGCCACACCTTGCCGGCGCGGCCGCGCACCGACTCGTCGAGGTCGGCGATCAGGGCCGATTCCAGCCCCGACAGCGTAAAGCTGTGCTCGACATGCTGCATCGCGTCCGGCTTGCGCTGCGTCGTCATTGAGAACAGCCGGCCCATGCCGAGCCAGGTGTGCCCGTCCCATGTGATCGGCTGCCCGCCTGTCCACACATAGAGGTCCGAGCTCTCGCCCTCGACCCAGAACATCCACGCCGGCAGCCGCGCATTGTCGAGGATGGCCCGCTGCATGGCGGGCGTCAGGAGTGCGCTACTCAAAGTCGGGGCTTTCGATGAACTGCAGGTTCAACGGCTGGCTCAACCGGCCGGGGCTGATCACCAGCCCGTCGCCGCCGCTCAGCAGCATGAACAGCCCGGTCGGCCCCGTGATGTCCTCGACATCGGCATCCGCCAGCGTCACCGGATCATTCACGGCCACGCCGACGCGCAGGGGCGGCAGAAACGAGATCGTCGCCTCCCCGCTGCTGTCGCTCGCCACGTCGTCGCTCACCGCATAGGGATTCTCGCCGATACCGAAGAGATCATCCGCCGCGAGCGCCACCGCCTGGCTCGGCGTCAGGTTGCCGAGCGTGATCGAGGTCGCCCCAGCCGCCGCATCCGCCGCCACGTTCACGGTCGGCCCCGGCCCTGCCCCGCGCAGCGCGCGCGACGGGTCGTAGAGCCGCACCTTGTTTCGCCGCCCGCGCAGCTTGCGCAGGAGCGCAGCAAGGTCGCGCCAGCCATCGTGCTCATCGGGGGCGACGGTGACATTGGCGATCCACACTTCCGTGGTCGGCCCATCGACGAATAGCAGCGGATTGAACGCCGATTGCGTCGACGAGGCCGACACCGACTGCAGTTGAAAATTCACCGAGCTGACGCGCCACAGCGACGAGGGGAAGGTATAGATCGTCACCGCCTACCCCATCGTCTTATTGCGCTGTGCCGATGCCACAGCGGCCGGCGCCTGCGTCCGCACGATCTGCACCGACTGGTTCGCGGCCTGCTTCAGGATCTGCGCCACCAGGCCCGGCTCCATTTGCACGAGCACCACGCTCTGGCCGCCGCCGAGCGCACTGTTCGGGATCACTTGCTCGCCGCCGCCGAAGCGCACCAGCTCGGGGCCCCGCTCGCCGACGAGCGCCATGCCCGGAGGCGCCGACATGGTGCCAGAGGCGAAATGCGGCATGCCCGAGAACGCCGATGAGCCCCAGCCGCCCGGCGTGAAGGCCGAGCCTTTGAACACCTGCGAGGTCGGAAACAGGCTGCCGATCAGCGACTGGATGCCGGCGTTGAGCAATTGTTTGCCGATGTTGCCCAACTCGTCGGCGAAGGCCTTGAGCGGGTTCGTGCCGGCGAGGATCGCATCGGTGAAGCCCGTCACCGCATTGGTGAGGCCGTCGCGCAGCGAGGTCGTGAATTCCAGCGCCTTCTTGGCCGATTCCGACATCTTGATATCGAGGGCGGAGAGCGCCTTGGTCGCTGTCTTGGTCGCGGTCGGCAGCACGATATCGAGTGCGCCGCCGCCTGTTGCCGGCGTGGCGACGTTCATCTGTCCGTTCTTGCCGAAACCGAAACCGGCATAGAGCGAGGCCGCCGACTTCTTATTGAGGTATTGATCGCTGCCGCTCATCGCCGCGCTGCGCGCGGCATTGTTGTATTCGGCCGCGGTGTAGGGCGTCGTCCACGACTTGCTGTCATCGAGGAAATCGCGCAACCCGGCGACGGCATTGGTCACGGTCGTGATGGCCTGCACCACGCCGTTCATGGCGTTGATGATCCATGTGGCGAGCTGCTGTGCGGCGCGCGCGAACTCGGGCGAGGCGAGCGTGTTGGCGAGGCTCTGCAAGGCCGGCAGCGCCGCTTCCATGACCTTGTTGACGACACCATCCATGATGGAGCCGATCTTGGTCAGGGTGTCGTTGAACCGCTCTGCCGCCATCGCAGTCCCTTTGGAGATCGTCGCGCCTAGTTTGTCGGACTCCGCGGCCATATCATCCAACCCGGCAGACCCGGCGTTGAGCAGCGGGATCAACTCGGCACCGGACTTCCCGAAAATCTGGATGGCGAGCGCCGTCTTGGTCGCGCCGTCCTGCATGCGCGAGAAGCGATCCGCCACATCGGCGAACACTGCCGTGCCCGAGCGTAGCTTGCCGCTCGCGTCCTGCACGTCGATGCCCAGCGCCTTGAAGGCCGCCTTGGGGCCGCTGCCCATTGCCACGTCGGCCATGGACTTGCTGAGCTTCTGCAGCCCGCCGGTGAGGCCTTCGAGGCTGATGTCGGACAGCTTGGCCGCGTATTCGAGCCGGGACAGCGCCTCGACGGTAACGCCCGCCTTTTGGGCGGATTTGTTCAGCGCGTCGGCATGGTCGATCGAATGCTTCACCGCGACGCCCAGCGCGACGCCCGCCGCAATGGCAGCGGTGCCCACCGCAGCGAGGCCATAGGCGGCGGCGCGGCCGAACGATGCGAGGCTGGTTTCGGCCTTCTTAAGCCCGGCAGTGAACTGCGCCGAGTTGAGCCCCAGGTCGACGCGCAGGGCGCCGATTACGCTATTGCCCGCCATCGCTCGCCTCCTGTGTCCCAAGCGCCAACTGCAGCGCCGCCTTGATTTCCTGCCAGCCCTGTTTCCGCCGCGGTGCGGCGTCGACGTCGATCAAGAGTTCGTCGAGCTTGGGCGGGTTCTTCATGTTGGGGAGCATGGCCGTGACATAGGCCTGTTCCATCCGGGCATTGGCCTCCCGGCGCATGCGCTTACGCACAGCGTCGAAGTGCCGGGCGATCTGCCGGGGTGTGCTGTCCCAGAACAGCGCCTCGGTGAAGCCGGCCGCGATCCAGTCGACGAGCAGCGACGGCCAGTTCCAGCCGTCCCCGTCCTCACTCGGCTGCGGGTGGGGGAAAGCGAAATCGGATGGCTTCGCCGAGCGCCGCCCCCAGCGTCTCGAAACCGGCTGTTCCGATCTCGTCGATGATGTCGCCGGCATCGAACAGCGACAGCTTGTCGTGATGCTTGCGCAGCGCGCCGAAGGTCAGCAGCCGCAAGGTGCTGATGTCCTGCCGCTGCATCCACTGCACGGCGATCGCGGTGAACGCCTCGCCGCCCGATAGCGCCTCGACTTCGGAAATCGAGTTGGTGGTGAAGCAGAGGGTGTAGGTCTTGTCGCCGACCTTGAGGTCGACTTCGCCCTTTTCGGGGTTCGCCATCGGTTACGCCCAGGTGCCCTTGCCCGACGGGGTGAGCACGAAGCTCGCCGTCATCTTGCCGTCCGGCGTCAGCGCGCCGACATCGAGGTCGGTCAGCGCGGCGCGCACGGTCAGCGTCGAGTTATCGGGGAACTGGATGCGCCAGTTGACCTTGCCGGTCGTCTGCAGGGTCTGCAGCGCGCCCGTGCTGGACGGCAGCCAGTTGACCTCGCAGGTGATCGGCTTCGTGGTCATCAGGCCATGCACGAACTCGGTATGCTCGTCCGGGCTCTGCATGTGCGTCGCGTCCTGCGAAGAGCGCGAGAAGCCGATGCCGTTGACGCTGGTCAGCTCGAGCCCATAGTCGTTGTAGGTGCCAGACGACGGCGAGCTTTCCTTCTTGAGGATCACGCCATAGCCAGTGTCGGCCGCAGTGTCGGTCATGTTGGGTTCTCCTTATGGATGGTCGCCTTAGAGCGACACGGCCGAGTAATTGAAGCCGAGCTGCAGGACGGACGTGCTCGTGGCGACGCCGATCAGGTCGACATATTCGCCCGATCCGACATCGGCGACGGGACAGATGCCGCCCGCAGTGTCCGACAGGTAATAGGCGGTGCCGGCCGTCAGGGTCGCGCCCAGCGTGAGCGATCCGCTCTTCTGGACGGTGATCGGCTGATTGAGCGAGGAGCCGCACATGGCGATGCCCGTTGCCTGGCGCGCGAGCGCGGTCGCCGAGTTGCTGTCGGCTTTCATCCACAGGCCCGTGGAGGCCTTGTAGACTGCCATGCCGGCGGTGATGGTTTCACCCGCGAAGCCGGCCTCGAGACGAGCATCGGCGCCCGGAACGCAGTTGGCCGCGGTTACTGAAAGGTCGGACATCGCCGCCTCCTGTGCTGGTGTGGGTTAGGTCTGCTTTGAGAACACGTCGAAATCGACTGAGGCGCTGTAGAACTCTTCTGCACCCGTCGTTTCGAAGATCACGCCACGGTCATCCCGGATCTCGATGACGCGAAAGTCGGTTGAGCCTTGCAGCCCTGCAAAGCCGTGCAGCAGCGCCTTCACGGCGTCGCGGACGGCAGTCGCCGAGGCCTTGGTCGTCGCTCGCACATCGACCTGCATGAGGTCTTCCGACAGCCCGTCGCTGCCCTGCATGTGCAGTCCGGTCGATCCCGTGATCTTGCGATAACGGATGCACGGATTGGTCGCGCCCTGCGCATAGGTCGACGGGTAGATGCGCGCGCCCACGAGGGCGATCAGCGCCGTGTTGCCGGCGAGCAGAGCGCGGAAATCGTTCTCCACTAGACGGCCCTCTTCATGGCCTTGCGCTGCGCCCGCGCGACAGCCTTGTCGAGCTGCGCCCGAATGGCCGTGCCGACCCGCCCGATGGTCGCCTGCGCCTCTGCCGCGAAGGCCGGGCGCATGAACGGCTGGGCCGGCTGGTCGACCGTGCCGAACTCCTGCGGCACCGCCGCCGGATCGTTCGGCCCCATGTAGACCGTCACGAAATCTTTCGGCTCGCGCTTCGCAAGCCGCGCCTGGCGCGACGTGAGCTTGGTGCCCTCGGTGATGCTGTCGCGAAGATGCCCCGTGAGCACCGGCGCATTTGCCTCGGCGGCATCCGCCATCGGCACCAGCGCTTCCTTCAACCCGCGCCGGATCACGTTCTTGACCGTCGTCTTGGAGGCGTCGAAATCGTCGGCCAGCGACTTGAGCGCCGCGTCGAGCTCGCGCCCGCCTTCGAATTTCACTGTCACCGGGGCGCTCATCGTTCAGCCCTCGCCGAGGCGGTGATCTCGATGCCTTCGCGGAAACCGATCTCCTTCACGCCGAAGATGTCATAGGTCCGTCCGCCGACCGTGATCCGGTCCTTGGGGTTGACGGTCGCATAAGTCTCCGACCAGAGCAGGCGGAACCGCGTCGTGATCTCTGCCGCGACCTCGGCGGCAGCAATGCGCTCGCTGTCGCTGACATCGGTTTTCTCAGCGTAGGCCTGCGCCAGCGTCGCCCAGCTCGGGACCGGCTGGCCGGTTTCATCCTGGGCTGCGGTTGCCCGCTCGATGGTGATGAGCCAGGTGCGCCCCGTGGCCTTCATGCGTTCCGCCTGAAATTGAACAGCAGCACGTCGAGGGCCGACCACTCCTCGACCTTGGCATTTTCACGCTGCGCGAAACTGTCCGCGATGTGCAGAAGCATGGCATGCGCGACCGGCTCCGGTGCGGTTGCATATCCCAGCGTCGCTGTAGCGGTGATCCGCGAACCCGCCTGGATAGCCGGCCAGGCTTGGCCGTACTTGAGAACGACCGCCGTCTCGAGCTCATCGCCGCGCAGCTCGTACACCGTCGTCGCAAGTGTCTGGGTGGCGCCGTCGGTATCGACATAGGTCACCGCCACCGCCGACACCGGGGCCTCGGGCAGCCGCGCGAAATCCGCAAAGCTGTCGCACTTCAGCGCGATGCCGGTCCGCTGCGCGAACCGCACACCGCAATAGGCTTCGACGAACGACCGTGCGGCGGTGATCAGCCGGGTGATCTCGGTATCGAAACTCGTGTCGCTCGACAGAATGCGGCACTGCGCCTTGGCCTGCGCAGGAGTCACCGGCTCGGTGCCGGGCGCTGCGACTGTCGCCGGGTACCACATTACCGGCCCCGCTTGCCGGCAGGCTTGCGCGCGCCGCCAACCTTCCCGTTGCCGTCATGGTCGCCCTTGCCGCCGAACGGTTCGGGCTTGGCCGTGCGGATCTCCGGTGCCGGGGGATTCACGGCGGTCTCATAGGCAACCTGGTCGCACGGGACAGCGATCCCCGCCGCGATGAGACGGATTGCCTCGGCGTCGTCGAAGCGCTCCGTCTCGTGGTCGCGGTCGAAAAAGTAGTCGGGGCCGGACAGGGCCATGCTGAACCTGATCCTCATACGACCACCAGGATGAACGTGCCCGTCTTGGCGTTGCCGCCCTGGGCGATAGAGAACTTCACACGGTCATTGGCCGCGTGCATTGGCAACTCGATGAGCGTCGACGCAACGCCCGTGCCGCCCAGATTGCCCTTCTGCACCGGGTAGACCGTCTTCGACGCATTCACGTCGGCTTCGGTCCACAGGCTCTCGCCCGTCGCCTCGAGCGTGATGGTGAAATCGACGCCCGCGGCGAAGTCGATCTTGGAGTAGACGACTGCGGCAATGCGACCTGTCAGGTATTCCGAGTAGGCCGTCGCATTGCCGCTCGCGTCCGTGGTGACCGCGACGGTCTTTCTTTCGGCGTACATCGCGGACTCCTTACTGACCGGTGATCTCGACGACAAACTCGCCGCGCGGCGAGCCGCCGGAGCCGCCGCCGGTGACGACGAAGCTGATCTTGTCGCCGATCGCGACCGTGTTCGCGGCCGTCGGCGTCGCGGTGGCCTGGTTGCCCGCCGCAGAGGCCGCCGTCGGGATGGTGACCACGCCGTTGGTGACTGCGACGCCGTTGATCGAGAACGTCGCCGTCACGTCGGCGGTCGACACGGCGCCGTCGATGATCGACTTGATCGAGGTGATCTTTCCGGCGTGGAGCGCCGTCATGTAGTAAGTCGCCTCGGCCGACAGGTCCGCGACCTGCTTCTTCTGGTAGCGCTTGGTGTCCAGAAGCTCCGAGCCATCGGAGGAGGCGATCTTGCCGCCCGCTTCGATGGTGATCTTGCCGCCGCTGGCGACAACGAGCTCGTCGCCGCCCTGCTTGCGATAGACGAGGGGCTGGTAAGTGGCGTCAGCCATGATTGGTCATCCTTTGCTGCGAGGCCGATGGCCTCTAGCGCTCATGCGCTTCGGATTGGGGGAATGGGTGGGGCGGACCAGAGCCCGCCCCGTCAGGACCTAGGCCTGGATGAGGTGCTTGACGGCGGCGGTGTCGCCCAGCTTGCCGTCGAGGCGGATCAGCCCGAGCAGGCCGATGTCGGGCGCGAACCGCTCGCGAGCGACGAACATCACGATGCCGCCGACCTTGCGGACGAAGTACTTGCCGAAGTCGCCGAACAGCATCGTCTTGTTGCCGGTGGCCGGCGAGGCCATCGCCTGGTTGATGCTGTAGGCGCGTCCCAGAAGTGCCGGGGAGACGCCCTTGGAGAGGTCGCCGCCGTTCCAGAGGTACTGGCCGTTGCCGTCCTTGAGCTTGCGCAGCGACTTCAGCGTGGTGTCATTGAACATGAACCGCGCCTTGGGCGACTGGCGATAGGCCGGGTCGACCGAGTGCTCGAGGTCGATCACTTCGTCGGAGGTGATCGCCCCCTGGGCCGCAGCGGTCTTGCCCAGCGTGGAGCCGATGACGACGCCGCTCGGATCGCCGGTGCCGTCGCCCGTGGTCAGTTCCACATTGGCTCGGCGGCCGAGGCGTTCGCCGAGCAGATCGCCGAGCAGCACCTCGAAATTGAAGATCGAGTCGGCCGCCAGTTCCCAGCTGAACTTCACCCACTTGGTGTCGTAGGCATAGGCGTTGAGGGTCTTCTTGCCGAAGGTGGCATCGGCGCTGCCGTCGTCGGTGGCCTGCGTGCCTTCGGTATGCTGGGCCACCGCGGTGGTGGTGTCGTCGATCGTCGGGATATCGATCGGGTTGCCGGCCGAGGTGTTGAGGACGGTGCAGATGTCCTCGTTATACATCGGGCCCCAGGCCTTCATCGAGCGGATCAGCTGGTTGCTGAGCTCGGTGGGGACGGTGTAGCCGCCGGCGGTCGAGCTCGTGGTCTGGACGCGGACTTCCTTGTCGGCGCCGCCCGCCAGAGCCGCCCGCTCCTCATCCGACATGCGCGTCAGGTCGCCGCCGACCTGCACCCAGCGGTGGAAGGCGTGACGGTAGTCGACCTTGCCGTCCTCGCCGCGGGCTTCGGTGTCGCCAGGGTTCGGCCGCATCCTGGCCCGCTGCTCCTCCTCGCGCTTCTCGGCCGCTTCCATGTGCTCTTCGCGCGTGATCTGCGCGTCGAGCTTGTCGAGGTCGGCCATGAACTTGTCGTGGCGATCCTCGAGCTCCTTGGCGCGGGCCTCGTCGGTGTTCTTCTTGATCTCGTCCAGAGCCTCGCGGGCCTGGCTGACGAGACGGCCCCGCTTCTCCTGCAGTTCGGTCTTGCTCATCAAAATCTCCTGTCGCATGAGCATGAAAAAGCCCGCTCGAAAGCGGGCGGTTAGGGCAGGAAGCGGGACGCTTGCCTTGCCACCTCCGGCAGAGAGCCGGGACTCGTTATCGGATGCCGCGGACGGCCTGCTCCATGCGGGCCTTGCGTTCCGAAATTCGCTGATGCGCCGGGTGCACCGGCCGCGCCTTGCGCGCCTCCTCGAGGCTGCGCAGCGCAACGGATGTATCTCCATAGGCAGGGTCGCCCACGACGCTGATCTCGAACAGCTGCGCCTCGATCACGCTGCGCAGCGGCACGTCGCCGGTTTCGTCCCACTCCTGCTTCGTGACCATGAAGCCGAAGGACATGCCCTTGAGGTCACCGCGCTGGATCGAGACTGCAACATCGCGCCCCGCCTGCGTGTCGGGCAGGTCAACCTCGAACACAAGCGCATTGGCGCTGTCCTGCAGGCGCAGCGTTTTCGCGCTGGTGCGACCGAGGATGATGTTGCTGTCGTGGCCCATCAGCGCGCGGACATCGCCTTGCAGCGACTTGCCGAAGGCGCCGGGCATGATCTTTTCGCGGAACCAGTCGCCGATATTGGTTTCGCGATTGTAGACGATGGCGGCGCCGCCGATAGTCTGGCCGGAATCGCCGGCCCTCAGCTCAAGCGGCTGGCTGAGCGTCCGAAGTTCCAGGGTCATTGGCCCCTCCGTTCTGGGTGTCTGGCGGCACGGGAAGCGTCGGCTGCGTCCCTAGCGGCACCGTGGCGCCCTGGATCAGCAGCTCGTCGCCATTTTCATGGGCGGCCCGGTTCTCCAGCGCGCGCCCTTCGTTCGGCGTCATCTGCGCCGTCTGGATGGCCCTGGCGATGCCTTCGATGCGCGACTTGAAATCGCCACGCATCAGCCCGTCGAGATTGTGCTCGACATAGCGGTTGTTGTTCAGCCGGCCGAAGAGCTTGAGGTTCATTTCGCCTTCGAGCGCCTGAGCCCACTGAGCGACCAGGTGCTTGACCAGATGGAGGTCCTGCTGCTCGACATTGGCGAAGGTGCCGCGCGACAGGTCCATCAGGAACACCGGCGGCAGTTGGAAGGCGCGGGCGATCTCCTGGATCTGGAACAGACGCGCTTCCGTCATCTGGCCTTTGGCCGGATCGAGGCCGACCGGAGCGAGCGTATAGCCGGCGGGGATAGGGAACACCGGCTCGCCCTTGCTCTTGGCCGCGTCGATCACGCGCCGAATATCGTTCTGCGCCCGCTTCACAGCATCGGCGCCCGCCGGTAGCGGACCAGTCAACGCGAGCGGAGGCACGCCGCCGCCAGCAAAGAACCCGCTCGCATAGTCGTTCATCGCAAGCGCGAGCTGGATGGCCTTCGACGCCAGAGAGATCGGCCCGTAGTGGCTCGTCATGTCCGCTCGTAGCATGAACGGCACATCGATCACGTCCTCGGCCGGGTACTCCTTTCCTTCATAGTCGTAGAACAGCTGCATCTTGCGACGCTTGATGACGGTGCGGGTGGCATCGAACGGCCACAGAGCCTCGACATTGTTGCCCGCCCATTCGATCCACATCAGCCCGCGGCCGACGGTGAAGACCTGCTGCCAGAAATACTGGCCACACTTGAACCGATCCATATAGGGGTTCGGGTTCTCGTGGATGACCTTCTCCGGCTTGCCGGTCAGCTTCTCGGGGCCTCCGTCCGTTCGGCGATAGGCGTGCAGCGGCAGCGCGGCGAGCGTCCTCGGAAGGAACGCCACTGCCGCCAGGACGGCGGGCACCTGCAACGCGCTGTCGACCGTCACCGCCGGCATATTGCCGACGTTGAGGCCAAAGAACTGCGCAAACTGCACCGTGTCGCTGATCGCGACCCTCGGGTCTTCGACCGAGGCGCGTGTCTCTCGCCGAATGTCGAAACCGAACAGTCTCATGCGCCCACCAATGAATATTCCTCGTCGTCCCAAGGGGACTTGGCGGGGGCTGCTTCGCCCTCGATCCATCCGCGCAGCACCATGATGTGCGCAACCGGCCCGTCGATCTTGTTCTCGTTGCGCTCTTTGCGCGGGTAGACCTGGTCCTTGTGGTTCTCTTTGGTCACCACGTTGCCCAGCATCCAGGCGAAGATTTCGTCGCCGTCGTGCGCGATGGTCCGCTCGCGGATCATCGCCTCCATTTCCTTCATCGGCTCCGAGAAGTTCTTCATCGTCGCCGTGACTTCGACGCAGGTGATGCCCTCGCCCTGCAGCTCGGCCACCATCATGCGGGCTTGCTCGGGATCGTAGTCGACCTCCTCGAGCTGGAAGTCGTCGCGCAAGCCAAGAATGTCGTCGCGGATGACCGTGTAGTCGATCATCTCGCCGTCGGTCTGCGTCAGCAGGCCCCTCGCCTGCCATGCCTGATAGTGCTCGTTCTCTCCTGCTTCGACCGTCGCCTCGGGCAGGTAGTACCGGCCGAAGCGAACATATCGATACCCTGCCGCCCGCAGTTCCTTCGCCCTGGCGCAGTCGCATCGATCGAGGCGGAAGCTCAATTCGAGCGCCGCGATGTCGACTTTGGATGCGAGGTCCATGCCGATGCGCACCGGCTGGCCTTTGAAGTCCTCGAGCTTGAGGCCTTTAACTTCGGCGTCCTGCCAACGCTGGACATTGAAATAAGCCGTCTTGGCGTTGACCCACTCGTTCAGGTGCTTCGTCTTGAAGCGGCTGACGTGGCGGGCGTTGTTGATCGCCTGGCGCTGTTGCGCGAGCAGGAATTCCCGGCTGACAGACACCCCAATATTTGGGTTGGCCTTTTCCAACGCCGCCGGCGTGGTCCAGTCATCGCCCTTCTGATCGAGGCCATACATGAGCGCGAACAGCGCATCGTCCTCGATGATGCCGTCAAGCATCCGTCGGGCGTCGAGCACCATCGAATAGCAGGGCCCCGAAATGTCCGACCCTGCCGTCGTGATAACCAGCGCCAGCGGCTGATCGCGGGCGCCCATGCCCGTCTCCATCGTCGCCATGAGATCGTCGGTGTCGTGCTCGTGGTACTCGTCCACGATCGCCAGGCTCGGGCTCGCGCCGTCGCCGGGCTTGCCGATCACCGGCTCGAACCGGCTTTCGTTGCTCAGCACGAACACGCTCTTGGCGTTCACCTGCACACCGAAGTGCTCGCGGAATTCCGGCGTCCTCTGCGCCATGATCTTCGCCGGCCGGAACACTTCCCAGGCCTGCTTTTCCGTCGTGGCGCCGGAGTAGACCTCCGCGCCGTTCTCGCCATCGGCGGCCAGCATGTAGAGGCCGATCGCGGCCGCCCATGCCGACTTGCCGTTCTTGCGTGGCACCAGCAGCAGTGCCCGGCGGAATCGGCGAAAGCCGTCGAGCTTTTTCTTCCACCCGAAGATGCAGATCGTGAGGAAGACCTGCCACGGGCTCATCACCAGCCGCTCGCCACGCGCCGCCCAGGCGCCCTTGGTGTGCGGCATCAATTCGATAAAGCGGCAGACTTTCTCCGCGGCCGCGGGATCGAAACGGTAGTCGAAGTCGCGAGACTTCTGCCGAACCAGATCGTCAAGGTGGCGCTGGCAGGCCAGCTTCACCCACTTGTTCGCCGGGATCTTGCCGGCGACGATTTGCTTGGCGTACCGAGTGCCGATCTCGACGTGAGGGTGTTTCTTAGCCGAGCTCGGAGAACGGGTTGGCGGCATGTTTCTTTCCCCCGCCGACCTTGGACTTCGCCGCGGGGCCCAGCCCCAGCTCCGATCGCAAGGCCTGCGCGCGCTTCATGGCGTCGCTGCGCATCGCCACTTCGGGGCGCGGCCGGTACATCGTGTCTCCGGTCATGGTGGTGGTGGTGTAGGTCCGACCGACATCCTCGATGACGGCGGTGGTGATCTCGACTTCTTCGAGGCAGGACGAATAGTCAGCGATGACGTTCACCCACTCGACGCTGAGCGTCCCCATGCCCGACATCAGGCCGCAGGTTTCCTCGAAAATCTCCGCCGCACGCTTCGACAACCAAGTCGGCGCCACCGGCCAGCCACCGGCAACTTCCGGCTCGTTCTCGTTCTCGCGATGCTTGCGAAATGTGCCACCGACAACCTTGAGATGCGTCGGCTTTCGCGGCCGGCCACCAGGCATCGGTTACCCCCAAGTTTGGGTTTCAGTTTTGGCCAAATCAGTTTTTCCC